CTCCGGCTCGGAACCGAACGCAAGCGCCACGGCGACCACGATCACAGCCGTCAGGAAAACGACCCGGTAGATCCACGCTCGCACCGTGGCGGGCGGGTTGATGAGTTCAAGAATCTTCATGACGGTTTGTCTCCTTGTTCGGTGTCGGCCCCGTAGCGGAGCCCTGGTTGATCCCGGTCGCGGTCGTGGTCGAGCGACGTCGCCATCTTCTTGTCGAGCCGCGAGATGCCGACCTGGTTCTCCTTGACCGCTTCGGCCAGGTCGAGTAGCGACGACCCGCCGTTGCGATGGGTCATCAGATGCTCGATACGGGTATCGACCACGTCGGAAACAATCTGACGGTTCCATTCGCCGACCGGACCGGCCACGTTCGTACGCCACAACCACCGCAGCGGCTTGCCGACCAGCGACGAGCGTGCGAGCACACCGACAGCGACAACCGCCGCTGCGACACCAGCGAGGACCGCCCCGGTCGACGCGATCACCTCGACGAGCGAGACGCCGCTCACGTCCACACGCTCGACGTGCGGGTGCCGTTGTCGCCGACCGCTTCGATCCGGTACTCGTAATCGACGCCGGATGCCGCTGCGTAGTCGGTGAACGCACCGCCGTTCGCGACGCCCGTCTTGATACGGATGCCGTCGCCGTCAACGGTTCGTTCGCCATCGGCCCGGCCACCAGCGGCGACCCTCACCCAAACGTTGTTGCTCGTCACGGTCGGCTCACTACCGACCGGTGTCGGGTTGCCGATCGCGATACCGATACCGGCGTTCACGTTGTCGGCCACGACCACCGCTGTCGGTGCCGCCGGGGCCGTGTACGACACCGAGACGATGACCGACGCATAGGTCGACCAGAGGCCACCGGAACGGACCCTGACCTGTACGTGTTCGTCTCGCCCGTTGGTCGGGAACGGCATCGACCGGGCACGGGTCGCCGGCTGCTCGATCGTGCCGGTGTCCTGATAGATGGTGCCGGTGTCGGGCGACCCGGCGAGGTCGGCAACGGTGCGGACCTGGAAAGCGTCCTGAGCTGGGGCTGTCCATTCGACCGTGTACGGGTCGGTGTTGACAGTGCCTGCGTTGATCGGCTCGAAGATCGCCGGTGCTGACGGCGCTGCCGCAGCGGTGAACGTCGCACTACTCGAGTACGGGCCGACCTCACCGCCGTTGTCTGTGGTGCGAACCTGCCACTCCCAGTCGCCAGCGGTGAACGTGCCGCCCGCGAAGTCGTGGTATTGGGTGGCGCCGCCTGACACGTCGATCCATGTCGGGTTGCCGACGAGGCGATAGCGCAGATCGTAGGCGGATTGCAGATCGCCTACGTCGGGGTCCGAGAACGTCCACGAGAACCGTTGCGTGATGTTTTTGTTGATCGTGGCACCGTCAGGTGACAGGCCGGTCGGTGCGTTCGGTGCCGTGTTGAGTGACAGGAACGCAGCGCCATTGCCGTCATTGGGCGGAAGGACAGCCGGATTCGCCAACTTCGTGAACGTGGTACCAGAACGCTCGTAGATGGTGGTGTACGGCGACGAGTCGTGAGCGACTGCCAGATAGGTGCCAGACGAATCCCACGCAGCGCCACGCCCGTAACCGTCCGGAAGCGTGGCGGGGTTCGCCAACTTGTTGAGCGTCGTACCTGAACGTTCGTAGATCGTGACGTACGGCGACCCGGAGTGAGTGACCGCCAGATAGGTGCCCGAGGAGTCCCACGCAGCGTCATCACCGAAACTGGTCGGAAGTGTGGCAGGATCAGCCAACTTCGTGAACGTAGAACCCGAACGTTCATAGACGGTGACGTACGGCGACGTGATGTGGGCGATTGCCAGATAGGTGCCAGACGGATCCCACGAAGCGCCGGTGCTGGTATTGGTCGGGAGTGCAGCAGGGTCAGCCAACTTGGTGAGCGTCGTACCGGAACGCTCGTAGACGGTGACGTACGGCGACGTGGTGTGGGCGATTGCCAGATAGGTGCCAGACGGATCCCACGAAGCGCCGTAACCGGTACCGGTCGGGAGCGTGGCCGGGTTCGCCAGCTTCGTGAACGTCGAACCAGAACGCTCATAGATCGTCACGAACGGCGACACGGAGTGAGTGATTGCCAGATAGGTGCCAGACGAATCCCACGCAGCGCCACGCCCGGTACCGGTCGGAAGCGTGGCGGGGTTCGCCAGCTTTGTGAACGTCGTACCTGAACGCTCATAGACAGTGACATACGGTGACGTGTCGTGCGCTATTGCCAGGTAGGTGCCTGACGAATCCCACGCAGCGCCGTTGCCGTCATCGGGCGGAAGGACAGCCGGATTCGCCAGCTTTGTGAACGTCGTGCCGTCCTGCTCATAGATCGTGACGTACGGCGATCTGTCATGCGCGATTGCTAGGAGTGCGTCAGCCATTACTGAGTGCTCCAAGCGGAAAAGCCGGACAGTCCGACGCCATCCCACACGACACGCAACACCATGTCATCGGTCAACGTGAACGACAGCGAACCCTCGACACCGGCAACGTCAGACGTGATCGGAATCGTCGCCGACACCGTCCCATCGTCACCGGTCAAAGCGACCAAATCTTTCGGCTTGACCCGAAGCTGCTTGCGTTTCAAACCCATATCAGACCCTCTCCCATTGCCACGAAACATCGCCACCGTCGAGCGGTATCAACCACGAAGTAGCCGCCACCTTACGCGAACCGACCGCCGCATCCGTGTACGTGAACACGTCAGCGTGACCAGCCATCGGAAACGGCCCCGTCGTCACGTCGAACACCGTTGACACACGCTTGTCGTCAGCAACACGACGATCACCGAGCTCGACGAGCTTGGCCTGTGACGCCGCCTCATAATCGACCACCGACGACCAAACCAGCGTGCGCCCCAGAACGTCACCGCCAACCACATCGGACTGATCGACCGTGTAGATGCCGTCACCTTCGACGCCTGTGCCACCGTTCGACCAGCGGAAAACCCACCTGTTCGGCACCTTCCACGAATCCTGCGACACCGTCCGGTACTCGCCAAGGATCGTCGTGAACCGGTCGTCAGCATCGAACACGAACGACGGGCCACGCGACGACGGCTCAAGGTACGCCTGACAGCGGAAACGCCCACGCTCGTCAGACCAACACGACCGGAAGTTGATCGCACGCAACAGATCGTTGACGATCCGCAGCCACGTCACGGGCGTGTCCGTCTGATCGGGATCCGACTGATCCTTGGGGACCAGCGGCCACTCACGCAACACCGGGAGCGTGTTGTCAGCCGCAGCCCCATCGATCACCGCACCGGACAGACCTGCGTCAGCGAACACGTCGAGCAGCGCCTGACGGTACGTGACACCCGAAGCGACCGAATAGTCCTCACCCACCTCACGCGACAGCAGATACAACCGGTCGTAGCCCGTCGTCTCATACAGCTCTGGCGTCTCGCCAACCGTGCGCTGCGGCGTCGTGAGCGAGAACACGCCCACCGGGAACCGTGCCGTGATCTCACCGTCCGACAGCGTCATCCACGGCGCCACGAGTTCGTTACCCCAATTCAGCACCCGAGACAGCGACAGCGACACCGTGCGATGGATCGTGTTGTACAGCCCCCACGACACCGAACCGCCCGCCACGTCAGCCGAAAGATCATCCAGATAGCCGAGGTTGACATCGAGCAGATCGGCACCGAAATCAACTTCAAGCGACGCCGCCTGAATCAACGCAGCACGGCGAGACAGCGACAGCGTCGATGCGTCCACGACCGTCATACGACCTCCGACACGTCGATCTCTTCGATGGAGAACGACACACCGCCGACCAGGTCGTCGTCGTACGACAACTCCTGGCCCGTGATCGAAGCGAACAGACCGAACACCCGACGACCGAACTGGTCACGGAACAACACCGACACACCGACCAGGTCCAGTAGCTCGAAGTACGTCGACCGAGCCAACTGATCGAACAAAACCTGAACCACCTCAGTCGGCCCCGGCGTCGACACGATCCGGCGACGACCACCCGCATACGAACGAACAGCCGACCGCGAACCCTCGATGTACGCCTGAGCGTCCTGTTCGAGCGCCACCGTCGCCGACAGATCAGACGTCGGCGCAATGAACGCATCGACCAGATTGAGCGTCGTCACATCGACCGCCTTTCACGTTGCATCCGACGGGCATAGCCCAGCGCCATCTCCTCGCCAGCCTTCGCCCAATACTCGGGACCAGGCATCTGCATCTGCTGACCACTAGACGGCCGCTGACCGTCACGCTGATCGCCCGACGTCATCCGAGCCGACTCCTCGACCGACGACATCACACCCGACACGTCCGGCGTGAACACCTGACCCGGCACGACGATCTTCGTCTCACCAGCAGCGAACCTCGACCCGACATGGGAGTACTTCGGATCACGCCCGAAGAACATCTCGATCGAGTTCAACCGGTCACGCTTCGCCTGCACCGCAGACTGACCCGACAGATCACCAATCGCTCCCTGCGCGTCGTCGGGAACGAACCCGGCATCGACAGCCTTGTCGTAGTCGTCCTCGATCCGATCACGACGCCGAGCGATGCGTTCCTTGTACGCCATCGTCTCGGCACGCTTCGCGGCAGCCGCATCGATCTCGGACTGCACGCCAGCCTGCGTGACGGCGATCGCTGCTTCCTCACCAGCAGCACGATCCTGCGCTGCGGTCAACTCGTCGAACTGCTTCGTCAGCTTCGCTATCTCTTCACGAGTCAGACCGGCAGCAAGCGCAGTCTGCTCCCACGACTTACGAAGATCGGCGTCGGCCATCGACGTCTCAAACGTCGCTGTCGCCAGCCGATAGTTCGCATCCTCCAGCCGCTCCGTGGCGCTCTCGAGCTGATCGCGGGCCCGCTCGACGTCCTCAGCCGACGACTCACTATCGGCCATGACCCCGGCCAGGTTCGCCTCGGCGTCGGCCACCCCGTCGGTGGCGTCAGCAACAGAGTCACGCATCCCCTCGACATTGCGATTGCTGCCGATGACATCCCACATGCCGCTCAGTTCGTCACGAACCTGCGACACCAGATCCCGAGCAGCATCAACCGCCGCATCAGCACCCGCTTCCAACTGGCGGGTGAGCGAACGACTGATCGAGTCGCCCGCCTCGTCGATACCTTCCGCGACACCCTCCGAGATCGGACGACCGACCTCCTCTGCGAACACCTGGGACGGCGACTTGATCTGTGCTTCGTCCTTCGCCGCCTGCACAGCCGACGACATCATCGACCGAATCTGAGCGTTCAGGTCGCCCTGGCCGTTGCTGATACCGGCACCGATGCCGTCAGGAATCGCACCACCGATGGTCTGCGCGTTGATCGTCGCCTTGAGCAACGCCACGTTGAGCTGCTTCTGCAACTCGACGTCAGCCGCAGCCATCTTCTCGCCGACACCCTTAGCGGTCGGGTCAAGACCCTCGACCATGCCGTCCGAGCCAAGCTCAGCCGACTTCACGAACTCGTCGAAGATCGCCTGCACCTCGGCAGGATTCTCGGCCATGTCCGACACCAGGCCAGCGCCAGCGTCGCCCATCTCTGCGAGCCACCCCATGAAGTCGCCGGCCTGCTCACCAGTCACCTCGCCGGTATCGATCAGCGTGTCCTCGATGTTCGAGAACACCGTCGCCAGATTCGACTCGTGATTGGCTGCGGCCTCGTTGCGGACCGCCATCTGCATCGCGAACGACTGAGCCGTCGTCTCGCCGTCAACCTCGAGCTGATAGAACGACGCCGTACCGGAATCGATCGCCGAACGAACACCGTCCGCCCAATCGTTCGCAGCGTCCACCATGTCGGTGTGAGCATCGACAGCCGCACCAGCAGCGTCGTCCATCGTGGACTTCCAGGCGTCCCACTCCTCGGCGTTGTCTGTGACCGCCTCAGACGTCTCCTCGACGGCCTCGCCAAGCAACGCGGCATCGATCGAGGCATCCGCATACGCCCGGCCAGTCGAATCCATCTGACGGATCGCAGGCGCAGCGGCGACAGCGAGGTCGTCGAGTCCACCCTTCAACCCCTCGGACGCGATCTTCGCTTCGTCAGCGCCACCCGAGATGAAAGACCAGACGTTCTTCACGTTGTCGAACAGGCCGAGCCCGTCGGCAACACCAGCGACCGCTATGTCAAACTCGATGACCTTGTTGACGACAGTCGAGAACACCTCGCTGACCTCGCCAATGACTGCGGTGACACGCCGCCACATCGTCTCGGACTGCGAGACGGACTCCTCCATCGACGAAACCCACTGGTCGGTCGCGCCAGCAACATCGATCGTTCCGTCGGTGATCGACGCCAACGACTCGAGAGCGTTCGGGCCGAGGTCCTCGTACTGCGTGCCGATCAACTCGACAGCGAGACGCTGACGCTCAACCGGATCCTCAACGCTGCGAAGCGCCCCCAGGATCTCGATGAACGCCTGACGAGCAGCAGGACCGCCCTCGAGGATCGCCGCACGCAACTCGTCGGCGTTCAGGCCGAGGTCGATGTAGGCGTCGGTGATCGCATCGGTGTCCTCCACCGACCGGATACGCATCTCTTTGACAGCATCCGCCAACTTGTCAGCGTCACGCTCGCCGTTCTGTAGGCCAGTCGTGATGATGGTCATCATGTCCGCACCGGACAGACCCATGCCACCGAAGTGCTGGCTGTACTCGTCGATCGTGTCGAAGAAGTCGCCTGCCTTGTCAGCGCCCTGCTGAATCGCCCCGGTCACCAGATCAAACGCAGCATCGGCATCGGGTGCCAGCCCGTTAACCATCAGCTGCGACACCGACCGAACAACCTCGGCCACGTCGATACCGAGCACGTCGGCCACGGCGGTCGCCGAGATGGTGATCTTCTCCATCTCAGACTCAGACACCTGGCCCGTATCAACGAGCTGCTGCTGAATCAACGCCAGCGAACGATTGACCTCGCCAACCGACTCGCCCCAGTTGTCGGCGTAGATGTCCCCCGCCTGCTCACTCAGCCGGTCGGCGTCCTCCTTGACCAGACCGAACTGAGCGCCAATACGCGCCCGAGCCTTGATCCGGTCCATACCGGCGTTGAACACGCCAGCAATCGCCGCAGCGATACCAGCAGCGCCCACACCCTTGATCGCACCCGCACCGAACGCACCGCCAGCATCAGAACCGGCACCGCCAGCATCATCGGCCCTGATCTCGGGCTCGGCGACCGTCGAATCGAGATCGTCGAGCTGGCCCTTCATCGCCTTGAGATCAGACTTCGCCCGGTCGATGTCAGCGAGGATCTGGACTTCGGCCTCTTCGCCGTCAGCATCCCTCAACTGCTTGCGCAGCCTGCGGATGTCAGCCTCGGCCGCCTTGATCTCGGCCTTGAGGACTACTTCACCTTCTTCGTCACCGACCCGCTTAACCTTGGCAGCCACCTCGTCGAGCTTGTCGCTTGCCCGGTCTGTGGCGGTGATGTTGACCTCGAGATCACCTTTTGCCATCGACTACACCCCCTCGGTCATCGTGTGATTGCGTCGAACTGGCGGCGCAGATCGCTTTTGATCTTCGGCAACTCTTCGTCCACCGGACCGAACCAGGCGTTACTGCCAGACGTGCCAGGGTGCTGATACGGCTCGCGCTGGCGAGTCACATAGCTCTTCGTCGTCTTGCGCGGCTTGCGCCAGCCCTTGCGGCCTCGGACACCCGAACGGGTACCCGAGTCGATCCACACCCACGGGCCCAGCGCAGCCTTCGGTGACGGCTTGATTGTCACCGTCGTGGTGCGAAGCCCGCGAACGGTACGCAACGTCACTCCCAGCTTCGGTCCATCAGGACCGAGGCCAGACAGGGAGCGGTCGCCGCCCGTCGCGGGCTTCGCCGACGCAATCAGCTGCTTGCGGAGCGCGTTGCCGTGCTTCTTGAGCTGATCGCCGTGGAACTTCTGGATGTCTTTCGCGCTGCGGCGCAGCATGTCGGCGGCGTCAGCCACGACCTGGCTCCTTGTCCTGATCGTCCCACGCCGGCGAGTAGATCGCGGCAGCCATCTGAGAGAGACGCTCCGCGTCAGCTCGCAGCGAGGCGAACCCGGCGACGAGGTCCACGACTACTCCTCTTCGTTGACCAGCGTCACCGTCAGAGCGGTTGCGTCGTCGGTCTCGGAGAGCGCCATGAACGGGATCCCCTGCTTCACGACGCCTTCGCCGGCCACCTGGGGCGAGTTGCCCTCCATGTAGACGATGTTCATCTCGAACGTGAGCGACTGAGACGCACCGAGCGAGTACGCCAGGGTAAGTGTGCCTTCGGTGCCGGCGAGGTGGCGGCTGTACGCGTCGAGGTCGTCGAAGTCGCCGGCGAGGGTGCCGGTCACGGCGGTCATGCCGTTGCGGCGGGTCTTGGCCCGTCCGGGCGTTCCTCCACCAACCTTGAACGCTGCTTCGATGGTGTTCGATCCGGCGATCGTCACCGAGTCGAACTCTCCGGCACCGTCCGGGGTCGTCACCGTCAGGTCCTCGAACGTGAAGATCCCGAGCTCGGCGGGTGGTGCGAACGTCGCCGCGGTCTGATCGGTGACGACTTCGCGTCCGAGCAGATCGAGTTGGAAGTCGGCGTAGTCGCCGGGGTTCTGGGTGATGCTCCACCCGTTGGCCATGCAGCCCGTGTAGTCGAAGGTGGCGATCTGGGTCGGCGAGAACGCACGCTGGATCTGCCACGTTGCGGTCGGCAGGTCAGCGCCGCCGGCGAACACGCGGGTGTACGGATCGGTGCCCGACGGTGTCGGGTCGCCACCCAGGATGAGGCGCAGCAGATCGGCCATCCCGGCGGCGCGGAGATCCATGCTGATCCCTCCGCCGACGTTGCGGTTACCGAGCCGCTTACCGCGCACCATGCCACGGCCGCCACCCATGCCCTTGCGGGGCAGAATGGTCTGCTCGCCGGTGAGGTTCTCATTTCTCACTTCGAAGAACGTGTCGGGCGCAACGCGTGTGCCCGCCGTCGTTTCGAGCGCGAATCCGACAGAAACGTCGAGCCCTACTCCTCCACTCATGATTCGTCCTCCTCGGACTTCGACGCCTTGCGACGCTTGGGAACGTCAGCGACGGGTTCGTCACTGACCACTTCGGCGACGACAGGGTCGGGCGCCTTCTCTTCGACAGCGGGCACAGGTGCGCCCGTGTCGAGATCTACAGTTTCGCCAGGTGCGATGACCAGCGATCCGACGCGCACGGCGCCAGACTTTTTGTTCGTAAAGGGGTTCACGGGTTGACCTCCTGGTCAGATACGGAATGCGAGGCGATACGTGACGAGGGCCCGGCCGACGTAGCCCTCCATCCGGTCGATGGTGGTGACGATGAACGACACCTGGCCGATGCCCTCGAGCTTCATGGCGCCGTCGATACCGAGCAGCAACGTGGCCTGACGCTTGTCGACGGCTGTGTCGTCGTAGAACGCACGCTGGACCACGTCGGCCAACTCCTCGAGGCGTTCCACGACTGCTGTCTGATCCGTCTCGCCGGTGGCTGAGGTGATCGAGAACAGCAGGTCGAAACGTTCGTCACGGCTGCCGGGCGAGGTCCGCCACACGATGTCGGAGTCGTCGCCTATGTCAGCGAGAATCGAAATGATCTCGGCGTTGCCCTGCGGGTCGTCGTCAGCGAAAGCGATCTGGGGTGCGCCGAGCGTCGGATGTGCGGGCCATGTCTGCTCGTCGAGGCGGTCACGTGCAGCCAACGCCGCAGCGAACACCCTCGACGTATTGCCGGTGCTCATGCGACCGCCGCCCGCTTGTAGGCGTTCAACACTTCGTCGACCTCGTCGATCGCCGTGTGCGCCCTGCCGTAGCCGGCCCGAGGGATGAACGTCGCCGTACCCATCTGCGTCTCGAACGAATCGGCGCGTGACGGGATAGACGACGCCCCCTGGATCAGGTTCGCTGCGATCGCTTTCGCCGCAGCGCCAACCACGTCATCGGGCGGGGCGTCCATGCCGTGCGTGTAGCCGATCGTGACCCGGCCCGAGCAATGCCCGACACGGACCACACCGGAAAGACCGATTTCGACTTCGGTCAACGCAA